GTTGCCGAACGGACGCACCGTGTCCTGGGATACCCTGCGGGACGATGACAAGGATAGCCTGCCAGACTGGTCAGAAGTGGTAGAAGAAGCTAAAAAGCTGGGCTTTGCCTGGGGCGGAGATTGGCGGACATTCAAGGATATGCCTCACCTGGAGATGGTGTTTGATCTTACCACCACGCAGCTGCGGCAGGGAAAGAAGCCGGCAGCGTCCTTAATAGAAAAAGCATTCGCTGTAATTGATAAATATATGGAGGAGGCGGACGAATTGTCCAAGGAAGACGTAAAGCGCATTACTGATTTAGAGGCGGCGGTTAAAGCATTGACGAACAGCAGGGATGTACTCAAGGAACAGGCCTTGCAGCAGGCCGGAGAAATTAAGGAGTTGAGCGCCTTATTGCTGGAGCTGACCGACACTAACCCACCAGTATGGGCGAAAGATGCGCTTAATGCTTTTGCAAACACTCCGTCAGTAATCAATGGCAAGCCGGTAATTGATACGCCGGACAAGGCTACTTATACCGAGGCTCGGCTGATTGCGATTCTGTACCGGCTGGGGCTGGCTGCGCAGCAGAAAGGGGCTAAGTAACCATGGATACTGTATACCAAAACATCGCGGACAACTTGCTGACTTACCTGGTGGGCGCCGTAGCACTTATCATCATAGCCTTTGCTTTGCGGCACTGGCGGGCGTTGGGGGCGTGGATCAAGGCTAAGAAGGCGGCGGCAGAGGCGGACACCAAGCAGAAGCTGCAGGCTCTTTTGTGGTCGAAGGCACTGGAGGCGTACCTTTATGCGGAGACGGCATTCGCGGAGTTGGAAGGATCAGAAAAGATGAACAAGGCGCTGCAGTATGTCTCCGACAAACTTGCGCTGCTTGGCATATCATTTTCGCCAGAAGAGATCCGGGCAGCCATTGAAAAAGCGTGGTACGAGTACGAAGGAGAAGAGAAGAAAAAATCGAAGTTGTAAATTCCCAAGCGTTTGGGATTATGAAAGCCCTGCTGGCCGTAATGGTCCGCAGGGCTTTTTTTATTTCAGTATTTCAAACTCTGAATCCCCAACTTTTTTTAATCCCGTTTGAGCGACACCTTTTTGAGATAGAGCAATTTTCCCCTTGGCGATAAGTGCCGGATCGTCAGGAAGCTGAATGTCGATGAAAACAGAAGTTGCACCGTTTTTTTGTTCCAAGGCAAGAACCCTTCCGTTTTCGACCAAAGCTTCTAATTGAGCCTCATCAGTAGATTCAGTGGATAGCGTAAGATACCACATTCCAGACTTATCAAGTCTTTCATTTACGATTTCATATTCTGGAACCTCTGCTGTCTGTTCTGCTACAACTGGGGCCTCGGTAGGTGATTCAGTAGGTTTTTGGGTTGGTGCTTCTGTTGGATCAGTCGTTGGCTCCACTACAGCCGATTGAGCTTCTTCAGTCGGCGTTGCGACTTCAGTAGGTACGCTATCCTGTTTATTGAAAATCCCGATAATTCCAGCAATTACGATGATAACCCAAAACCACCACTTCTTATAAAATGGTTTCTTCATGTCTTTCCCCCTAAATCTGATAATAATTTCAAATTTATTCTACCAGATATAGGTAAGACTATCTATGTATTTTACAAAGAACAATATATGTTAAGGGGAGCGTGCGCTGCTCCCTCGTAGCGGGTTCCCGCGACCATCCCCACTTGTGGGGGCAGTTTCGGCCGGTTCCCATCCGGCCATCATCAGGCAGGGCAGGCTATTTTTCAAAGACAGCATTATACGCAGCGTTTAATGCTTGAACTCTAACCACTATTTCTTCGTTTTTTTCTTGAAGTGTGAGAATGTTATTTACATAACGTATGAAAAGTACTTGGGCTATCTCTTTTGATACCTCGTAACCCATGCCAATGATTTTCAAATCCTCAAAATTTACCTTGTATCTTTCATAGTGATAATTGAAATCCATGATGTAACTCACCCCCTGTTATAGGAATATGGTCTCAACTGTTAAACTTTGTATTTAATTACCGATATCAATTTCGACATTAAGTGACACATTTTATATCCAGCAGACATTACAATACGGGTAAGCGAACGTATAGTCTTAATTAATCTACAAATTCGTTAAAATATAGCGAACAATCTATAGTTATAGCTATAGACTCGCCCGGGGAGAGCCGACTGGCTCAGGGGGTCATCATTAGCTCATACAAATCTTCCATGTAACAACCTACAGCATTTGCAACCGTCGCGGCAGCATCGAAAGACATAGGTTCTTTGTCGTTCACCCAATTAGAGATTTGCTGAGGCGAATAGCCCGTTCTACGCGATAGTTCAGCTTGAGTCATTTTCTTTTTAGCTAATAAATATCGCAGTCGGCATCTCCCGCGGGAGAGCTTGACCATTCGAACATAATTCCTTCCTAGTATAAGGATGACGTTCGAGCGGATTATACCATACTTTCATTATTCTCTGAAATAACAGAACAAGTAATGAAAATCCGGAAAAGCAAACGTATGTTCTATCTCTATATTTTTTTTATGATATAATAGTTTGAACAAACAAATAATTACCAAAGGTGGTATACATCATGGGTGATGGGATCAGGATATCAGATGCAAGGGAACAAGCCGGAATGTCTATTTGCCAACTCGCTAAACATTTAAAATTATCTGAAGATAAAATGATTAGCATCGAATCCGACGCCTCCGGAATATCGGCTGCACTGGCAATGAAAATCTCGGAAGCTCTTGGAATGAACATCGACGACATTTGCTTTTCAGTGGAGAAATCCGTTGAATTAGTTCGGTGTCCGATTGGTGTCCGGTGACATTAAATCGTATTCGTTTAATACGTCGGATTAACCATTGAAAAGCATTGTTCATCCATAAACAACTGAATATTTGCGGCTCGTTCTATTATATACATACCTTAGGAACAGCCTTCCAAGCTGATAGCGTGGGTTCGATTCCCATCACCCGCTTAATCCCTTTTTTACGCTAAAACCCTTGCCCCACAAGGGTTTTTTACATGAATAGTTTTCGACATATAGATACTACTTTTAACTGGTGGTGTCCAATTGGTGTCCACTGGGCTTTTTAGGGTCCAATACTTCAAGCAGGTTTTCTCCTTCCGGAATATACGTTTGATCTCGCTCCATATAGGTGTCCGTGGTGGTAGCCAAGCGGGCGTGCCGGAGTTGGCTTTGAATCGCTCTGACGTCAGCACCATATTCTCGGAGCAATGTAGCTGTTGTATGCCGCAGATCGTGCAGGCGTATACGGGGTAAACCGTACCTATCCAGGATTGTCCTCCAACGCAGAGAAGGAGTGTTTGGATAGTAAGGAAGACCTTTGCCTGAATGAAATACATAATTATGCTCTCCTCCTTTCCAATCGCCCGGTGCCATGCGCAGCCGGGTTCTTATTTCTTTCATACGAAATGCATTCAGCTCGTTCATATACCAGCGTGGCATTGGAACAAAACCTTCAGACTCAATCGTTTTCAGATCCGCATCAATGGCCTGGCCTTCTTCATCGAATGTTCTTTGCTTCTCTACATAAACCCTAGATAGCTTGAAGTCAGCCGCCGGCCATTCCACTGCCAGATATTCTCCTCGACGATACCCACCAAGAAGTACACCAAGATAATACAGTTTCCAATTATCCGGCTCATTGTAAAGCGCAGTTATAACGGTTGAAATCTCAGCAGAGGAATAGGAGCGCTTGCGTGTCTTCAAACGTCTCTGCTCCTGTTTAAGTGGTGTCGGCCGTCTCACACCGTCCATGGGGTTTGCAGCTATAATTTTCCACTCTGTTGCAGTGTCAAATATAGACTTCAAGGCTTTATAAATATTGAGTAAAGTGTTAGTGGCCAGCGGACCTTCACGTTTATCTTTGCGAGCACCTGGAGCCGAGAGTCCGGTAAAGTACCTGACTATTTGTATGGTGCTGACCTTGTCCAAATGATAGTCGCCAAACTCGGGTATGAGCCTACCTTTAACATAATCCATTGTCATTTTACGAGTATACTTGCTCATTTTGATGTCAACATGATTCGTCTTCCAATCGCCTAAAACAAACTCTTCAAACCCCAATGTTTTAGGTTTCACCCAATCCCCATTAATAACGGATTCCTCAAACCTAGCAGCTGCTAAATCCAATTCTCCTTTTTTGGGTTTGCGATCAAGAGTGATGGTCTTTGTTTTTCGAATGCGTTTACCCTTGGCATCATATCCAAGCTCGGCTATCAATCGGTACTTATTCTCCCCGCGCTGTATCCAGTTCGCCATCTGGCTTCAGCTCCTTTTCCTGGTTTGCTGCACGCGCTGTCCTTTCAAATTCCGCCGCAGTTGCCAGTAGTTCTTTTCTTGTGGGTTGATGATCGAACTTAAAATTTTTTGTTTGTCGCATGCGCTTGCCTTTTGAGTTTCTTTCAATCTCTACATAAAAGCGATACTTTAAATCATCTATTTTTTTCCATTTCACCAGCTATTCACCTCCTTATAGGAATATATGTTCTATTTTTTATGTATGTAAAGTCAGGGTGACTTATTGTCAAAAATTAGGCATTTCTTGTATGTAGTTATTTGCGTTTGGTTTTAATGTAGTGAATGTAATCGACAATGTCTTGAATTTCCTCTTTTGAAAAGTAGTCGCCAGTAAATTCTTTGGATATTGCATTCTGTAGATCATACGAAAGTAACTCCATGCCACCGATTTCAATTAAATTGCTTTTCTTAATATTGAAGTGCCTGGAAATCCGTTCAATAGCACCCATTCTCGGTTCCTTAGCGCCTGTTTCCCAAGCCGAAACGGCTTTATTAGTAACTCCTGCAATCTCTGCTAATTCCTGTTGCGTTAAGCCAAATCGTTTTCTAAGTATTTTTAAATTCTCAGCAATACCAAATTCATACTCTGCCATTTTACCAAGTCAACCGCCTCTCTTATTACCTTTAAGTCGATTATAATCGACAAGTAGATATAAATCAACCTAAAAGTAGAAAAAAATCACCTTAATGCTATTGACATTCTACTTTAGGGAGATTAACATGAAGTCACAAACAAGGGAATGGAGGGCAGAAGATGGAGCTTGAAATACGGAGACTAACAGTTAAACAGGCCAGACTGTCGGCAGGTTTAACTCAGAAGGAAGCTGCTGAAAGGCTAGGTGTACACCGACAAACCCAGAGTAAGTGGGAAAAGGATGCATCAGATATGCCAATGGCAAAAGCATATGCCTTTGCAAATGTAGTGGGAAGGAAATTTGAGGATATTTCATTTATGGTCGAGTCTACTTAAAGAAGACTTTGTATCATGGAAAGGAGGAGACACTTGTCTACTTTAGATTTTATAGAGACCCTTAAAACTGAAGTTTCCGAGGATGTCTTTGTGAGACTGATGGAACAACTTGAACCTCTTATTCAGCAAAAATTAAGACATAATGCATTTGGAACACAGGAAGCTGCTGCTTACATTGGTTGCAGTGACCGCATGCTTCAGCTTATGTGTAAACGTCGGGAAATTAAGTTTTACAAAATAGGGACGGATTATCGTTTCCGCCAAAGCGTTCTCGACGAATGGATAGCTGAGCAAGAGAGGGCGAGTTGCAATTCTGAGGTGTAGCCCCTCTACCAGCCATCATAACCACATATCCACAATTTATTCACAGGAAGGAGTAACCATCATGAACAACACCCAAGAAAAGAATCAAGAAATCGAACGCATGCTCTACCGGGGCAAGGTCATCATCAACGAAGCGCGTCGGCAGTTGGGTAAGCCTCCGCTGTATGACCTGGAGGCGGAGAGATTGGGGGCAGCAAGCCAAGCAGAACGGGGGTATTAATTGTGACACTTGATCACTTGGCCCGTTTGTGGGTCAATCACTCACTCCAATATGAAATCATTCAAAGAAATATCAATCGAAAGGAACGCGCCCATGGACAATCCAGTAATTAAGCAGAAAGCCGATGAACTCCGGCAACGTGTAGGGGGTACGATTTTTGGTTTCCCCATTGAAGAGAACAATCCGCGGTCTTCATATGCTGTTGTTGTCTATGCTGGAGGACTGTACCATGTGTACCCCAAAGCCAGCGACATTTCACTTGCGGCGACAGGCGTCAAAACCATTCTGGATGCCATGAAGAAAGAAGGCTATGACGTTAGCTTTGAAAAGGATGTGCGCTTAGTAAGCTTCGAGGCACAAATGAATGCCCCGGATGTAACTATGCGGAGGTTAAAGAAAGAAAATATTAGTCGTCCTCTTTTTGAAAAAGACGTTGATATTATGAACAATCCAGACGATCCCGAAGGCTGCCTATTCTCTTCGCGTGGGCTTTTGAAATGGACCTATATCGAAATGGTTGATGAGAAGAACCCAAAAGCATTTCGGTTCATGGATGAATACTACAAAATTCTAGCAGGTCTGAGGTATGGGAAAACAGCAGCGGCTATCAAACAAGAAGTCCGCAGGTTGAGTAAAGAAGAAGCCATAGCCTGGATCGAGAAGACACATGCCCGTTATGTAACGGATGGATCAATCATTTTCGGTATTATGCAGAGATTGGTGTAGGAGGACATCTACCATGAATAATATGCTGACCTTCTTAACTAAGGGAATTGATATCACACCGAAGGAAAACGGCCAAGAAGGCTATGATATTTCCTCACGAGGCATTTTGAAAGCCGCCTATTTAGCCGCGCTGGAAGATCAAGGAACCAGGGGTACCCTGATCATGGATGAATATTTTAAACTTTTGGCTTCAAGACGCTACGGGAAAACGATAACCGCAATTAAGCAGGAGTTGCAGCTCATGACCCAAGCGGAAGGGCTGGCATGGATCGAACGCACATATGCCAGTTACATTTCTGATGAACTGACCATTCAGGCAATCCTTGCTAATTTGATGTGGGAGGCAGGACATGAATAACGGTTTGGAAGTTGCAAGACAAATACTCTCTGATGATATTCGGAAGATCACTCTGCAGGAGGCGCGGCAGAATGTGCAAATGTCTGTTGCTGAAGTAGCAGGAGCAACCGGGGTTTCTGAATCAACTTTGAATGAATGGGAAAAAGATTCCAGTAAAATTGAACTCTTTGAGTTTGAAAAGATTTGTCGTCTTTATCGCATAAACATAGCGCACGTATTTGGAGGGAAGACAGAAGACCTGCTAAAGGCAAGGGCAGAACTCAATACACCATCCAGCAGCTTGATTGATAAAGCCGCAACCGGAACCCGCCGTCTTGTATTCCTTACGCATATCAAAAATAAATTGGTTCGTTCGGCTTTTGCCATCCAGGAGGAACCAGAAATGTATACCTTGGAGAACATTTTTTCTGATCTCATGGATGTTGTTTTGGATATTAGCGAGGAAGAGAGCGTAATTGTCGAAGGTATTGCTGAAAAAATGTAGGGGGTGGAGCGAATGCGGGAAATTTGTCTTAATGATCTGGCTTATGTTGCTGACTTGAAATCAAGAGTGACGAGTGCGGCATATTCGCTGGAAACCGAAGTGGAAACACCGGAGGTAGTCGTAGAAATACTGAAGGACATCGTCATTGATTTTATTGAGTTTGAAAAAGCCATGGAGCATTCCTTTGTACAGGAAGGCATGGTAAATAGGAAAAATCGCCTCAACGCGGATACCTTGGCGGGGTCACGTTAAGACGATCTGAATTTAAAAATCATATGGAGCTTCTTGGCGTCATTATACAGGCATAGTTCTGTTTGCGTCAAGGGGCTCCCATAAATTAGGAGCGTGTGCATTATGTCAATCATTCTATCTTCAGCTTCAATTGCTGGGAAGTCCCTTATTCTTCAGTCTGCCCGTAAACCCGCTAACTATTTTGACCGGGTTTATGTCAATGCCAAAAATATCATGCGCAAGCAGGGGGTAAGCGCTCTGCTTGCCTTTTGGCAGCAGGAATTGGAGAAGCGTCCGGCAGCGTCGCGTTCGGCCTGCTGGCGTCCTCTGCTGCGTATGGCCCGCTCTATTGTGTGGAGCCAGAACGTTCGCTATGGCGAAACTCTCGAGGTCGGATTCGACTTTGTTGAGACAGAACCAGGCGCGTGGCTTCCGTACATTTGGGCATATGGGACCGGTAGCGACAACCGTTCAGCCAAGTGGTTTGCGGATCCGGAACGGAATGTGCTTATTGGCTGGGATCAGGAGGTGCGGGGATGAAAGAAGAAGCTGTCAAGGACGCATTTGATGGGATGAGAATTGAGCAGCTGGTGGACTATCTCATGAAAGAGACCATCGAAGCGGTGCAAGAGCGTGGCGTTCAGCACATGCTTAATCGCATGGAGGATGCCATTGCTGAAACCTTCAAGGGTAGAACGGTACCGCGCTATGCTCGGGGCATCTTTCTTGTCACGATTGAATGTGCGATCTATAAGCTTTATTCCATTCCAAACCATACGTTGACCGTTGCCCACGGTATCGACCATGAAGATGCTTGGATCACTGCAATCTGCTCCAGTGGAGCTTTCGCACTTTGGTATTCTGATCCAGCCAAAAGCCAATTCAACGAGTGGGACCGGGAGGCACAGTATGCCGAAAAACGGAATTGATATCCGCCTGGCATTACAAGAGTTGGGCGCAGCCCCTAAGCTGCCTACCTCCCGTTTTCAGGGCAGGTATATCCATCTGCAGATCAATTACAGTTACTTTTCAGATCGCTATCCAGACATTATGGACGCTCTCATGGAGTTGGAGCCAGTAATCGGCAAAGCAGCGGTTCTTGAAGTAATGGAGCAGGTGCTCTGGCGGGTTATGGAAGGCAGGGAAGCCGTGAGAGACTTCCTGCTCGCTGTCTTTGGGGAGGTCAACCATGTCGGATGAACTGCTGCATGCCTTAGGAGATTACTTCGTCCGCTGGCGGATCGGCTACGCCTTCGGCATTACGTTCAGCCAATTTGTAGAGCAGTACAATACCGGTCAGTGGAAGCATGTAGATATCGCAATCTTCGGCTATAAAACAAATATCAAGTAGGTGGGATCATGGCACGGCCAACAAAAGAAGGACTGGACTATTTCCCCTTGGACATTGACTTCGACCAGGACGACAAGCTGGTCGTGCCGGTGAATAAATTCGGCATGCAAGGCCTTGGCATCATCGTGAAATTAATGGCCGAGATCTATCGAAATGGCTACTTCTACCCTTGGGGGGAGCGGGAGCAATATGTATTCGGTAATCGAGTTAATGTTGACATTAATTCGATAAATGATGTCGTAAACGAATGTCTAAAGTGGGGATTCTTCCACGAGGGTCTGTTTGAAAAACATCAGATTCTAACCTCGAAGGGATTCCAAAAAAGGTTCATTGAAGCATCCAAGCGGCGCAAAGTTACGACGTTCATTTCGGAATATACGCTGATTGATCTGAGGGCTGCCTGCAAAAAGTGCAGCCCTATAAATGAGGTTGATGTTAACGGAAACGAAGTAAATGTATACATTAACTCCGATAAAGTTAGCAATATGTCAACAGAAAGTACACAAAGAGAAAGTAAAGAGAAAGTAAAAGGAAATAAAAGAGAAAGTAAAAAAGATATAAAAGATTTATCCGCCGAAATTTTCAATTTCCGCTCCCGGTATTCTGCGGAGCTATTAAAAATTATAGATCAATACCTGGACTTCATTCGGGAGACCCGAAGCAGCAAAAAGATAGCAGATAGTATCATCGTGAAAATTCTGAACTATTTTTCCAAGTACAGTCTGGTGCAGGTCGAATACGCCATGCTACAGCACATGAGCATGGAGGATAAGCGGAGCGCACCGGAAATGTACACCTTCGGCATTATCCGCAAGAGTACAGAGGCTGAGGCAGCAAGGAAACTGCAGCAGCTAAGGGAAGGCCGCAAGGGAGGAAAACAGCCTTGGGATTCTGATGCCTATCTTGATTCCCTGAAAGAGGAGTGAGCAGCGTGGCAGGCAACATGAAGATGACAGAGAAAGAGGCTGGGAAGCTGATCGTGATCATTCGGGATTTTGTCCCTTCCTACCAGCCGTCCAAAACAACCGCCGCAAACTGGCAGCGAATCCTCGGTAAGAAAATGACTTACGAAGAGGCCGAGAAATACCTTTACCAGCACTTTGAAGAAAGCCGCTTCCTCCCGCTCCCCGCTGATCTGATCAGCAAATGGCAGGAGGACTTTAATCCAGACGATATCGTTCCCATGGAACCGCCAGCAGACATGAGGGGGCCGCAGCAGGATGAATGACTTTGAGACAGAGCAGAACGTCCTTGCTGGTATGCTGGCCTCCGAGAAGATGCTGTATGACGGTCTCGCCGTTGTCACCGTGGATCACTTTGTAGACGAGCAGCATCAGCTCATTTATGCAGAAATTGCAGGCCGGGCAGAGCAGGGACCGCCAAACTGGAACATGATCTACCGGGAATTGAAGAACCGGATCGATGTGAAACAAATGATGGCGCTGAAGGGGCTGCTGACCGATGAAAGCAGCTTCAGCTATTGGCTGGAGAAGCTACATGACCTATTCGTCCGCCGAATGTATATGACGGCAGCTCGGCAGATATACAGCATTGCCGAGAGCAATCGGCCGCTGAAGGAAATCACGGAGCTGGTTGAACAACGAATCATGAAAGTGAACGCCGTGGAAGGTACTGAGCGAATCGTGACGCCAGAAGAAGCCGGGAACAACGCGCTTGAAGAGTTTGAACGGCGGATCAAGGCGGAGCAGCCCATTCATGGTATCCGCCTTTCGCGTGAAGTACCAACGGGAGGTATGCCGCAGATCGACGGTTTCCCTGGACTAGACGAATTGTTCCGAGGCTTGCGCGGTGGGGATTTGATTATCGTGTCCGCTCGGACAGGTGACGGTAAGACGGCGCTGGCACAAAATATTGTCCGGCATGCCAGTATCCATCAAAACTATCGGACCTTTTATCAAAATACCGAGATGAAGGAGAACGAAATGGTGTTCCGGTTCGCTGCTCAGATGTCCGGCAAGAGCTTCATGGGCATTGATGGCGGGACGCTGGACAGTTGGGACCGCGCAGCGGTGAGGCGGGCATTTGAGCAATATGCTGAATCCAGGATTTTTATATCCCACCTTCCAACACTGACGCCGGAGCGCAGCCGTGGTCTTTCCCGACAGTTCAAAATCAAATACGGGCAGCCGGATCTGATCATAATCGACTATATCGGCCGGATGGACCTGAAGTTATCGAAAAATAAGCAAGAGCATCAGGTGCTTCGTGATATCGCCAAGGAATGCAAGCGGCTGGCGGCTGAAGTGAATGCTTGCGTGATCCTAATCGCCCAGCTCAACAAAGACGGCAGCCTTCAGGGTGCGCAGGCAATGGAGAATGAGGCAGACGGCTTCCTGAAATTTGAGCCCCTGACCAAAGATGTGCGTGAGCGGGCTCCGCAGGGGGCAACCCATGTATTGACCGCAGCAAAAGCACGGCGCGGTCAGAAGGGCAAGGAAATATTCGTCAGCTTCAACAAGGACCGCATGTACATGACCGAGGTACGGTGATGGATGAGCGGGAGCGGGAACGCAAGGAGAGGATGTTCCGGCAGCAGTACAAGGATTTGATTCTCGAAGCAACACGGATTGCTGTAAAAGGCGGGGTTCTCTCAGAAGCGTATGAGGACTTCGTCATTGATCATTTAGACGGCATGATTGATTCGCTCAGTAATGACGATTTTGATTACCTGGTGAAGAACGAACGGCTCCCGGTAAGAGTAATCCGCACAGAAGAAGGCCGCACCGCTGTGCTTGAGAAGTTGAGGGTGGCCCAGCAGCTCCAGAAGGAGCCGAGCCTAACAGATATGGACCGGAACAACTTGAAAGGCTACACGGAGGCGCTGGAAGCTCTACTGAGGGAGAGCGAAGGACACGGCATTTTACCGTCCGCAGTGGAAGCATCGGGCCTAAGCGAAATCGACCAACTCCGCGCCCGCATCTTCAAAGCAGCTGACATCCTGGATGCTATGAATCCGGATGATGCCCGGCTGCCGGAATACAAACGACTCTATCAAGCCCTATGGGACAAATATAACGAGCTTCAAAAACAAGGAGGTTAACCACATGTTGAAATCAGCTTCGCAATTAATCAGTGAGATTCTCAAAAAGCATCTTCCAGAGAAACAAGAAGACCATAAAACCGAAGCATTGAGAAAGTCGGTGCTGAGAACATCAACACTTTTGGACCTGATGGAGGATGGGAAACTTAAGCAGGATTTGGAACAATACTACCTTTCTCAATGCGAACAATTTGCTGAACGTATCGCATTGAAACAAAGAATGGGTTTGCTTGCTGCTTTCCACCCCGTAAGCCAGGGAATTATGCTACAACCGGCTCCCGCTCAAGATCCCCGCAAGCAGGCGGACAACGAGATCAACAATTTGAAGCGAATCAGCGAAGTCGTCGCAGAGGTATATCAATACATGTGCATGAAGAGAGACGAGCGGCGGCTCCATTGCTTGGCGGGTATCCAAGAGCGGCGTTTCCTGATCCGGCAGCAGCCAGATAACCAATGGGGTGTATACGAGCTGTGCAAAGCGGTCTACGAGCTGGCCGAGCTGGACCGAGTAAACTTCAATGCCGCAGGGCTACCGGAGAAGTTGGAGCTCATCCTTGAACTGATTCCTTTTGCGGAAAACAAAGCCGTTTGTGAAGGTGTGATGGAGTATCACGACTCCCGCTTACAGCAAGGATGGGAAATGGCGTACTTACAGGAGCCGGCTCATGAGCAAGCCGATAGACTATAACCCGCATTTAGGGCAAAAGGACGAAGTCGTTCAGCAATACATGAGGATGGTCCACTATTATGCTAATCGGTACAAAAAGCGGTGTACAACCACGATTAGCTATGACGATTTAGTAAGCGAAGGGACTATTGGCTTAATCAAAGCTTTTAACAAATATGACCCGACGGCATTCGGTGGAAAAGTTACAAGGTTTTCCACCTTCGCCGTTCCTTACATCCAGGGAAACATTCTTCGTGTTCTTCGCGAGAAAAGCGGGTTAGTCAGACCGCCCCGGTTGATTCATGAAACAGCTGCAAAGATCAGATGGAAGGACATGTATGACAGTTCTCCGGAAGAGATTGCAGCAGAGTTGGAGATATCGCCCGATTTGGCCGCCAAAACACTGCACTACTTGAACAACGCCTCTGTTGTCTACTTGGATAAGCCGATATATTCAGACGGAGAATCTGAAATCACCGGTCTCGATCAGTTGGGCGGAATAGACGATTTATCCGGCATTATGATTCAGGAATTTGTATCATTCCTTAAACCGAAGGAACAGCAGATTTTCCTGTTGCGGTGTGAAGGGAAGCCACAAGCTGAAATCGGTGAAATCGTAGGTACGACACAACCCCAAGTGGGGAGGGCAATCCGGCGAATCAATGCACGATTTGAAAGATATATGACCAATCCTGAAAGTGAGGAATTTAACATGACAAGAGAAATGACCACACGCAAGATCAATGCTGAAGAAGCCAAACGGCTGGGAGTGAGAACGGTGCTGGATGAAATCGAATGGTATTCAGGTGAAGCCGCTTCTGGAATTGCGAGTGTCAGCCTCAATTCATTGGGAATGCACATCAGCCGGCAGGCAGCTGAGACGCTGAATCTGAAACCAGGCGATTTCATCCAGGTAGGGTTTAACGGTGCGCTGCTCCGCATGGTAATTCGCAAGACTGATACGGGAACCAAACTGAACAAGTCTACCGGTACCAGCGGATCGGTGGCGACCAACAATAAAGCAATCGGACGCTGGATTCTCAGCAAGAATGTTGTTCGTAAACGTTATGCACTTCAGTTCGATGAAACCACGCAGGTCTACTTCATCCAACTCGAAGCAGATGTTCAGGAAGCGGGTACCGCCTAATGAAATTCAACGCACATCAAGCCACTCGCCAGATCATTGAACTGATCCAGGAAGCGAAATCCACCTATGAGCAGCTGGAAGCGGACGAACAGCGCTATACCGACGAATCCAATGACCTCAACCATGCACTGGAGCTGCTGCCCCTGACTCCGGAACAGCGGAGGGATTACGGGGAGCAGCTTGGAGAATGCCGCTGGAAGCGCCGGCAGGCGAAGGATGCAATGGAGCAGCTAGAGCCGCTTGTATCCTACTTGAAATTACAGAGAAGCTTAATCGGCGGTCTTAACCAGGTCTATCAGGATATTAATACCGCAGTGCAGGAACAGTCCAAGCGTTATTATCGCGTCCGGGTTCGAAAGGACTTGGGCGAAGTATTTGAACATCGGGCAAAGGAGAAGGCAGCGCCAAAGGCTGCAGGCGTTTCGGTTCGGAGGGATCGGCGGGTGCGCTGCCGGCTGATATAGAGAGGAGCTGAGCGAATTGCATATCGGCGCACTGATTTTCATCATTCTCCTGTCCTTCATTCTGATTGTAGTGGAGCGGAGATCCGAACGGAGGGATAACGCATGACACAATACGTAATGGAACACCCGTATATCACGGCATGCCTTATTTTCATGCTCATAGGGGTAACGGGTGATGTTCTTAAGAAATTTGCCGAACGTAATTCAAATAAGAAGCCCAAGGAGTGATGCAGGTTGACCAATATTCACAAGCGTAAATCAAAGGCGCCGAAAAGAGCCTGGCGGATCTTGCAGCGCATTACCGGATTTCACCGGATTCACCATCATTACTGGTCCTACGGCTGGAAGTTTCCGTTCCTGAAGGTAGGCTATTTTCCGAAAGGGCTGTTCGGCACTTACTACGGATTCAAGCAACTCAAGGGACGCGGGAGTGATTATCATAACTGCACAAAAACCGGGATTTACTGAGCGGGAGGGATAACTGTCGTGGATAAGTTCACATCCGAAATGCTTACCCGTATTGCTGAGGCGGCGGATCGGTGTTTGGTTAAGTTCGATCACGAGGACCTTGATAAATATATCGAAAAGGGGAATGACATCGATAAAACGGTGCTCATGACCTCTTTCGAGGAAATGAAGGATTTAGGTAGGGTCAAAACGAAGCACGGCCTGTTGGAAGTGAGATATTCCTCATTTATTCCTCCGAATGCGATATGGCTCGTTAAAACGAACGCATGGGATTACGCTCCTTGGAAGTATTAGCAGGAAAACAGACAGGAATTATTCCAAAAATTATTCCTAAAGCCGGGGGACGAGATTTCGTCCCGAATGGCTGTCATTTCTCAATCAAAATATTCTGAAATTATTCCAGAGAGGATGAATCAAGTGAAAAGAATTTTGCTTTTAGTCGTTTTGGTAGGAGCAGCATTCACACTGAGCTCATGCTCTGACGCTGATATTGCGTCGGAGAATCTTTCCAAAGCAGCGGATAACTTTGAAATAGACCGCCGTATCGTGTTTTACAACGGGATTACCGACACCTATCTGCTTTCCATTGAGGGACGCTGCTCGCTTGGTAACAGTGATGACCGGAACACGCAGGTCACTGTTACCTGTAAGACAGGGGAAAACGCCTATAAGAAGCATTTCCTTGGCCTGTCAGACAACGTGACTTACTTTGCTGAACAGTTAGACTCCGCAAATGTCAGCGCATATCACTATCGTGTAGTGTTTAAGCCGCAGGCCATCGTGCCGGACATTGATTTAAAAGTTAGCGGAGAATGACACAGCAAAGCCCCTGCAATCCTTGGCCGGGTCCGCAGGGGCTTTCTCATTGAATTAATCAGCTCATGCTCATTATACCATATGAGGAGCTGATACACATGGGGGCAGAACCATTGATGGCAGACATCCAGCGAATTGACGAGGAAGCTACAAGAGACGCCGTCGAGAAGTACCTGAAGCAAGCCCGCGAATACATGGTCACTGACTATATTCCGGAAGAGGCGAGCGTGACCGCCTCCATAAGCGCCACGCCACGCAGCTACACGGGCCTGACCAGCGATCAGACCGGGAACATAGCCACCCGTAACGTAGACGAGCCGGAGCGCCGCAGGCGGCATGTAGACCGTGCGGAGCGGGCAATCAGTAGGCTGGGTTCACGGCAGCAGAAGCTTATCCGGTTTCGATATATAGATGATGATGACATTCTGGATATCGACGCCGCGCAGGAGCTGGGCTTCAGTGATCGGCACTACCGGCGTATTAAATCGCTGGCAATCTACCGCCTGGCGGGCATGCTTGGGCTGCTTATTTTGCGCGAATAATCAAAATGTCCGCTTTATGTCCGGTCTATGTCCGCTCTATGGCCGATTCTTTGCTTTTTGGCGTGTTATATTGGTAATACGGAAAACAAGGCGAGACACAGTGACAAGTGCCCCGGATGCGTGTAGACGATTAAGTTCCACTTAGTCCAGTGCAGCGGGGCAATTCACATATAGGCGGTCGCCCAATGGGTTTAACTGGCCCCGCTTATGGGGCGAGTGAGTCCGCCGCAAGAAGCCGTATCGCTCCCGGCTACAGGAGCAGCATAACTGATGTGGTGGCGGAATAGGTAGACGCTAATGGCAGATAGATGGGCTTAGTGGTTAAAATCCACGAGCGGACAATCACGGCGAAATAGCCGACTCCGCGACGCCGTAGTTAACCAGGCAGACGAGTAGACCATCATGCAGGGTGCAAATCCTTGCCCACATCGAATCTTCATAGGGTATGTCGTCAATGTCCTCCGGGCGTTAGAGCGGCATACCTTTTTAATATTCCCAAGCGTTTGCTAATTTTTGCCAAGCAGGGAATACTCCTACGGTGTAGAATCTGTTCATATCACATCAGAGGAGTGTTCATATGTCACAGCAAAAGCCAGACCCTAGTAAAATCATCATCCCTGTAGAAGACGCAGACGGCGAGTTCAGAATGATTCGCCTCAGTGAAGTCAATGCAATTACTGGTGAAATCGAAGGAGACCCGCAGTCAACTGCTATATTCCATGTAGGCGGCAAGCAGTATAAGAATCTGCATACGGATAAGGGTGTACAGCAGTTCAACGAATACTGGTTGCTCAACAAGGATAAGCACAAAGGCGATGCGATACCGGGGATCAGAATCGAAGAAGAGTAAGGAAAATTTTCCTGAGCAGAGGGTGATTACTGCATGCGAGATGGACCATTCATTGAAGCCGGCGATATCAGGGGCTTCAGGTACCGAACTGGCGGCGTAATTGTTGAAGAGTCCGGCCGGGTGATCAGCACGGATAAGGAAACATCCGGACTTCAGGTGATAGAAGTGCAGTTCCCTAATGGGCGGATACGAAAGTATTCTCGTCAGCATTTGCCGAATGAGTAAGAGATACGGCGAGAGGGCGGCCATACCTTTAGTAGATCAGCAGATACCGGCATTTATCGGTTTGACCGCGGATTCGGCTGCTCAGTAAAATGGTCTTGTTCTCCTCTGTAACAAAGTCCGTAAAGATTTATAGTAAAGAGCGCAGCGCATTTACTGCGGATGCACAGCGGCCGCCATGATCCTGGTCTCACTCTTTGCAGGCATGAACTGAATACATTATCCAAAGCCGTTCCTATTACAGGGGCGGCTTTTTTTGTTGGGGGAATGGCGTTATGAAGAAGAGACCAAAGCAGAAGGATCCGCCCCGGCAGCCCGTGAAATGCAGAGGCTGTCTATGGGGAGAATGGACCGGCACAAAGCAATTCTGTAGCCGCTTGGAATGCCAGAGGAATGAGATAAGGAAGGGTGAGCAGCGTGATTAGAATACAGACGACAATTAACCTTGGGTGTGAGCAGATCGAGCGCATCATTGAAGTGGACGACATATCCACTTTATCGGCCGAAGAAAGAGAACTGCTGATTGACCTGGCAACCGGTCCGCTTTCTTTCAAACGAGAAGAGGACGGGGAACCCATTGAAGATACGCTGGCTATGAGCGCCGCCTCTATCTTTGCCATGAGTGCAATGGGTGGGAAGATTTCTGTGCCAGATAAGCCGGCCTATCCATCCTACACGCAGAACCTGGTAGAGCACGGACTGTTTGAGAAGGAGTTCCGGATTAAGCACAAGCTCGAGGCTATCCGTGTGCTCCAAGATATTGAGGGGTACAGCAGCTATATGGATATTCTAGCCGCATCCCTGATGGAAGACTTCGGGTACGAGGTTCAGAAGGGTGAAGAGAATGCCTAATCACGAATGCAATGGACGCCCTACCACATGGGCTGATATTAAGATTGAGTATGACCCGGAGGATGCGGAGTGGGGATTGGTTGTAGACTTTCAGTGGATCAGTGAAATCAACCATTGTCCTTACTGTGGCACCCCTTTAAGGGCTGAAATTGGTGAAAAAGCTTCAAAATCGTCCCAAATTTAAACTTTTGGGTCCTTCTGGCAAAAAAAAGAAATGCGGGTGCGCGTGAGCCCGATTTCTGATCAGTTTTTTTCTGGAAAAATCACTTCCGTTTCCGCTTCTCAGAGCGTGGGACGGGGCGGGCTGGCGAGTTCCTTCGAATTAAGCCCCAATATGAAGGCGGCGGGGAAATACGCTTAAAACGGAAGCTAGGGGGGTCTGCGATGGCGGAAGTCAAGAAGGCAAAACAGAATGTTGGCGAAATGGAGATTTCGACGAGCGAATTGGCTGCCATCGTAGGGAAAACCTCCCGTTGGATCCGGCAATTAACCTCTGAAAAGGTCCTGATACAGTCAAAAAAGGGTAAATATCTGCTTGCAGACGCGGTTCAAGCGTACATTTTGCACGTTTCAGGGGGTGCAAAAGAAGATGGTAAGCCGACATTTACGGACCACAAGACGGAGCATGAGCGAATTAAAGCGGAGAAAGCGGCGCTGGAGCTGGCCGAAATGCAGGGAAACATGCATTCTTCGGACGACGTTAAGGCCATTATGGGCGATATAATCATCACCGCAAAGACGAAATTGCTGGCAATTCCGCAGCGTGTCAGCCTGAAACTGGACAAAGAGCCTTCGACAGTGATCGAAAAGACGCTTACCCGGGAGATTGCCGGAGCGCTGGCCGGGCTGACAGAGTATTCCCCGTCCCTTTTCTCCGGGAAAGTGGGTGAAGAGGATGGTAGCGAAGAAGACTGAGGCGCTTTTCAAACAAATTTCCCGTCTTTGGGAGCCCAAGCCTCCAATGACGGTTTCCGAATGGGCAGACGCTTACCGTGTACTCAGTAAAGAGTCAAGTCCCGAGCCAGGGCCTTGGCAGACGGAGCGGACGCCATATACAAAAGAAATCATGAACTGCATGAATGACCCAGCGGTGGAAGAGGTTGCAATCATGGCCTCAGCTCAGGTGGGTAAATCAGAAATCCTGCTGAACATCGCAGGATTTTTTGCTGATCAAGAACCGGCTCCGATGATTTACATGCTGCCGGACAAGGGACTAATTAAATCCGTTTCTCAGGAGCGGATTACACCAATGATCAAAGCGAGCCCGCGGCTTCGGAATGTATTTGCCGCAGCCAAAGGGAGATCAGCAAATAATACCATCGCCAAAAAGAGTTTTTCGGGTGGGTACCTGCAGTTGGTCGGAGCCAATTCTCCGGCGCAGCTTTCCTCCCGGCCGGTCCGTGTGGTCATGGGCGATGAGGTGGATCGGTTTCCGGTGTCCTCCGGGACTGAGGGTGATCCAGTCAACCTGCTCAAGATCCGGACAACCAACTTCCATAATCGGAAACACATCTTCGTTTCCACGCCGCTGGTAGAGGAAACCAGCCGCATTAATCGCTTATACCTGGATAGCACGCAAGAACAATGGTGTTTGCCTTGTCCGTGCTGCGGCGACCTGCAAGCTTTGGACTTCAGCAATTTGAAATTCACCCGGAATGATGCGGGTGAGGTGAAGAACGTCGAAGGGGCTTGTCGAGCCTGCGGTGCGTTGTCTTCAGAAAAGGCATGGAAGTCAGGGGCAGGACAGTGGGTGGCAAGACAGGAGCATCCCTTCCGCCGCGGGTTTCACCTGACTCAAATCGTCAGCCCTTGGGTGACTTGGAAGAAGATTGTCTCTGGATTTTTAGAGGCTGGAAACGATCCGGAAATGCTTCAGGTTTGGGAAAACACCGTCATGGGCAAACCTTGGCGCGTCACCGGCGAGAAGCTGGATGAGAACGAGCTGATGCAGCGCGGCGAGGAATACGAAGCCGACGTTCCGGACGGCGTGAAGATCCTGACCGCCACAGTGGATACACAGGACAATCGCTTTGAAATTGAAGTGAAGGGCTGGGGAGTCGGCCGGGAGTCCTGGGGGATTCGCTATCATATCATTCATGGTGATTTAGAACAGCCAAAGATATGGCAGGAGTTAGATGAATACCTGCAGCGGCAATGGAAAGACAAGAACGGCCGTTCCTTCGGCATCGTAGGCGCGTTCGTTGACTCCGGGGGCCACTACACCGGCAGTGTATATAAGTTCTGCGCTTCACGGCTGGGTCGCCGCATCTATGCGATCAAAGGTGAAGGTAAAGAGAACGGCGGATACGTTCCACTGTATAACGGATATTCCAACAATAACCGGTACAAGGCTACCGTGATTCGCATAGGCGTTGATGAAGGAAAGTATCGGGCATCGAATGACCTGAAGCGCAAACGGCATGGCCCTGGGTACTGTCACTTTCCGGCCAATACACCCGGACATGACAACCGGGGGTACAACGAGGAGTATTACCTGGGGCTCACTGCGGAGAGTTTGGTTTCCAAGAAACGTATGGGCGTGACCTATCAGGTGTGGCAGCCGATTCGAAAGCGGAATGAACCCTTCGACTTGCATGTTTATCAGCTTGCGCTGTTGGAACTGCTTAATCCTAATCTGGATTCGCTTGCGCCGGCATCTGGTCAGAACGTGGGAGCCGCGAAAAAGACGAAGCGTAAGCGCGGCACCATTAGTAAAGGCTTGTAGCCTGAAAGGGGGTGAAGGAACGTATGCCAATGACATGGCAAGAAGCAGAAGTACATTTGAAGGCATGGCAAGCGGCGGATCTGGCCGTTTCGACAGGCCAGTCGTATTCCCTGGGAAGCCGAAGCCTAACGCGGGCCAATATCGCGGATATCCGGCAGCAAATTATGTATTGGGAAAAGAAGGTCCTTGAGCTTCAGACCGGCCGCCGTGGAGCTCGGGTAATGCGTGCGGTTCCTCGCGACCTATGAACATTGTAGATCGAGCGATAGCAGCCGTTTCCCCGGAGCGAGGCCTCAAAAGGCAAGTAGCTCGCCGGAAAATGGAAGTTATGAACTCTGGATATGCCAATCATGGAGCCAGTCGGACAAAGAAATCATTGCTCGGCTGGATTTTTCGCGGGGGTTCGCCAGATGAGGATATTATTGACAACCTGGAGACGTTGCGGCAGCGGTCCCGTGATTTGTACATGGGCGGGGCCACACTTGCAACCGGAGCACTGAAGACGGCAAGGACGAATATCGTCGGTACCGGACTGCGGCTGAAGCCGGCGCTGGATGCTGACTTCCTGGGCCTAAGTGAGGATGAAGCCCAGGAGATTAAACGCACCATTGCCCGCGAATTTTCCATGTGGGCAGACTCTCTGCACTGCGATGCTAATCGAATTAATAATTTCTACGAGCTGCAGCAGCTCGCCTGTCTGTCTTATCTCATGAGCGGGGATGTGTTCGGCTTACTGCCGATGGTTCCGCGCAAGCATTCCATTTATGACCTGCGCATTCGGCTGGTCGAAGCAGACCGCTGCTGTGATCCGAGAGACAAGGGCGGGAAAGACATTAAAGGCGGGGTTGAAGTAAACAGTGATGGCGAAATCGTGGCCTATCACTTTGCTAATAAGCACCCTTTAGCTAAAGGGGTGTATGACATTAGCGGCTGGGCCAGAGTTGAGGCGTTCGGCACAGAGACAGGCCGCCGCAATGTCGTTCATATGATGGAATCGGAACGGCCGGAACAGCGGCGGGGTGTCCCGTTTATCGCGCCGGTGATCGAATCATTGAAGCAACTCGGGCGCTATACGGAAGCAGAACTGATGGCTGCTGTAGTATCCGGGATGTTCACCGTCTTCATACAGTCTGAAGCTGCTACCAGTCCACTTGCGGACAGCATCGATCTGGACGAACAAGTGGATACCAACGACGAAAACAGCTATGAGTTGGGCAACGGCGCGATTGTCGGCTTGGGACCAGGAGAGACGGCCAACACGGCCAATCCTGGCCGCCCAAATACCGCCTTTGACGGATTTGTAACCTCTATTCTTCGTCAAGTGGGGTCAGCGCTGGAGATTCCATATGAGTTACTGGTGAAGAACTTCACCTCGTCTTACTCGGCCAGCCGGGCGGCGCTGCTGGAAGCCTGGAAGATGTTCCGAATGCGCCGGAGCTGGATCGCAAATGATTTTTGTCAGCCCATATATGAAGAATGGTTCGCAGAAGCCGTGGCAAAGGGACGTATCCCAGCACCCGGCTTTTTTGATGACGAATTAATTCGCCGGGCTTACACGAAGGCGGAGTGGCATGGTCCGTCACCGGGCCAATTGGATCCGCAGAAGGAAGCGACAGCTGCTGTCACCCGGATTGAAAACGGGTTGAGCACGCGGGAGCGGGAAGCTGCAGAGATCAACGGCAGCGACTTCGAACAGAATCATCGGCAGTTGGTCCGCGAGGAACGCATGCGCCGGGAAGATGGCTTAACCGCCACGCCAGCAACGGAGGGAGGTGAAAAAACGAATGCCGAAAATGACGACGACGATCTTCGCCGCCAAGAAGATCAATAACAGCGCGGAGCTGACGATTTACGCGCCGATCGAGGATGAAGAATCCTGGTGGTACGACTCCGTGACGCCCAAGGGGGTCATGCGAGCGGTGGCCAACCTGGGAAATGTATCTGAAATCGTGGTCCGAATTAACAGCAACGGCGGCAGCGCCTTTGCAGGGATGGCGATTTATCAGTATCTCAAGGACCACGCCGCGAAGATCACGGTGAAAGTGGATGGCCTGGCCGCCTCGGCAGCCTCCATTATCGCAATGGCAGGCGACAAGATCATTATGGGTACCGGCGCCATGCTGATGATTCATAATCCATGGACCGTCACCATGGGTGAAGCCAGTGAGCTGCGCAAGACAGCAGACACGTTGGACAAAATCAGTCAGTCCCTGGTTGCCGTGTATCAGGAGCGTACCGGCAAAGCGCCGGAGGAACTTCAGACTATGCTGGATGATTCTACATGGCTGACCGGAGATGAGGCGGTTTCCATGGGATTTGCGGATGAAGTAGACCGACAGTTCCAAGTTTCTGCAGCCATTCGCGGCGGAATCGCCGTGTTCAATGGTCAACGCTTTGACTTGCGGGCTTTTGCTTCAGTACCAAAGCTGCCGGAAGCTGCTGAAGATCTTAACATCCGTGACGAAGCCAACTCCCTACCACTCTTTGATGTTGGCGAGCGCTGCGTAATTGTAGGCACGCCTCACGATCCGTCTCATACAGGCGGAGAAGTCAGGGAAGCTGTCCTGACCTGGACCTATGGTCTGCTTCTGGATGGGATGGAGGATATGGGCGTGCATCACTGGTATGTCGAATCGGAACTTGGTCCGGATGAATCGAGCAGTGAAGACGATGAGCCGGACATGAGTTCTATGAATAAAACCAAAACACCTGGAGGTGCTGAAACTGTGAAGGACTTAGGAGAATTGAAAACCAAACACCCGGATATTTACCAAGCGGCCATTCAGGCGGAGCGGGACCGAATCAAGGCGCTGGATGATCTGGCTTCCCCTGCGAATGCCGCGATTATTACCGCCGCCAAAGAGTCGGGAGCTACGCCAGAAGCGACAGCGATGGAGATCATCAAGGCAGATAATGCCCGCCGCGCTGCGATGGCCGGCAAGCTGAAGAGTGATGCCGACAAGTCGGGGATCGATGATCTGGAACCGGATGCTCCGGACGATCTGATTCCTTCCTCAAAGGAAGTTAAGGATCAGAAGAAGACCGAGGCACAAGCTTCAGGCATTGCTGCCAAGGCCCAAAAACTCAGAGGAGGTACACGATAATGCCGGAACAATACACAGACATTTTTGCTTATGACAATCTGTTTGCGGGGCCGCCGCATGTCATTGCCAAGGGAGTCATCTTCCAGGGTTCTGGCACATTCAAGCGCGGCCAACTTGTGCAGTATGTCAGCACGAATGCTGCGGGAGTCGATACCGTGAAGCCCTATGTCGGTGGAGAAACAGATACTCCCTACGGCGTCCTTGCGGATCCGGTGGTTATCGTGACCACGACGCAGCCGGCCTCAATCTATCTGAGCGGAGAATACAACTTGGCTGCGCTCAGAATCGACGGGACGATTGCTGTAAAAGACCATGTTGAAAAGCTGCGCAAAGTCGGACTGATCGTGAAGACAGTCGTAAAATAAGGAGGATAACCATGGGATACTATGATACTCGAACATTGCTTGCTGCCATCCGGCAGATTCCACCAATGCAGACCTTTCTGCGGGACCGGTTCACGGTTCAGGGAAAGACCTTCCCTACCAAAACGGTGGAAATCGAATACACCAAAGGTAAGCGCCGCCTGGCTCCGTATGTTTCTCCTTTGCTTCCGGGCAAGGTAGTCAGCCGGGATGGACGCTCCGTGAAGGTGATTGAGCCTGCTCTGATCAAGCCGGCGCGTAGCATCACCGTCATTGATATTGATCAGCGCGGCTTTGGTGAAACTCTGTACTCCGAGAAAACACCAGAGGAGCGTGCAGAGGAGCTGCTGGCCAGTGACTTGATATATCTGGATGATATTATCACGCGTCGTGAAGAGGTCGCCCTTGCGGAGCTGATCTTCACTGGGAAGGTTACGCAAATTGGTGAAGGCGTCAATCAGGTCATTGATTACGGTCTGACCAACAAAGAAATCTTGACCGGGACCAATTTGTGGAGTAACGCCGCGAGCAAACCTGTCGGCAATCTGATTAACTGGAAGCAGTTTGTCGGTAAGGCTTCGGGTGGAACTGTCGGGACCGTGCTCATGGCTACAGATGTCGCGCAGGCCTTCATCGAAAATCCACAGATTTTGAAACTGCTGGATAACCGCGGGTTCTCGCTGGGTAGCATTGCGCCTAAGGATAACCAGAACGGCGCCAGTTACATCGGATACCTGAACTTCCCAGGCGTGGAGTTCTGGAGCTATGACGATTGGTATCTGGACGACACGGAGCTGGACGGCAACGGTGACCCTACACTGAAGCCTGTCATTCCGGCCGGTCACATCGCCTTCTTGCCGAATAGCCCGTTCATCCAGTTCAACTATGGGGCGATCACGCTGATGGGCGATGACCACAAGCACAAAACCATTGAAGGTTCCCGCGTGCCGGATGTATGGTCTCAAAAGGACCCAGCAGTAACTTGGTTGAATATCCACGCCAAACCACTGCCGGCTCCGATGAACGTCGATGGCTGGTTCGTCGCTAAGGTTCTGTAGAGGAGGGAACGATATGCCGATTATTTCCGATTGGGTTTTTAACACACCGGACGGAATGATTCCCGCCGGTGAGGTCGTGCGGCTGACGGAAGAAGAAGAAACAGAGCTTGTGCAGAAGGGGCTTGCGGTTTGGGTGGATGAAGAATCCGATACCAGCGCAGCCCCTTCTGACGTTCCACCGGATGATCCGGACGATGGCGAGGAATGGCCCACGGCGGAAGCCTTTGCTGCGGCGAAGGCAGATGAGCAAAAGGAATTGCTGCTTGAGGCCGGGATCGAGCCGGCCTCCAATGGTCCAGAGCGTCTGAAGCAGTACGAAGCCTGGCTGCAGGAGGATGGTGGAACGGAATGAATATGCCCGTTCCCAATTTTAAAGACTTCCTTGTTAGCGACATTCAGAACGTCTTCCTGAATGTAGATGAGCATGCGGATATGTACACCATTGACGGAAAGCTTGTTAAGGCCGTGCTTGATTCAGCCACGGATAGCAAGCACCCCCTGGCTTATGCTGAGGGGGTTTCGCTTGTTGCCGACGTGCTTTACGTGGATGCGCAGGAGCTGGGCCGTGTGCCGAAGCAGGACGGCTGGATTACGATCAATGATGTAAAGTACCACATTATCCGAGTAGCCTCTGAGCGGGGCATGCTCGCGCTCTATTTGGAGGTTAATGCCGGATGAAAATTGAGGGATTAAGCGATGCAATCAAAGGGACAAAGTCTCTGCGGAGCAAGATGCAGCCTGCGGCGTCCCTCGCCTTAAACCGTGTCGGCCAGGGTATCGTAACTGAATCCGCCCGAAAGGTAAAGGAGACGTACAACATCAAGGCAGCTGACGTGAAGGCGGGGCTGCGGCTGGTGCTGTCTTCTCCAGATGCTGGGGAAATCTTCATCAAAGCTCGCGGAAGAAACTTGCCGATTACACGGTTCAAGGTAACGCCGAAGGCTCCGGCCAAAAAGCGCAAGGTAATCAAGGCCGCCGTCAAGCGAGGAGATACCAAAAAGCTAGGCCCGGCGTTCATCACCTTCAGGCGTGGAGAAAACCGGGTCATGAAGCGTAAATTCCCGACAGGTCAGAGCGGACGCCCCCGCGTTGTTAACCGTTTGGGGCAACGTCCTGAATTGCCAATCGAGGAGCTTCATGGTCCGGCGATCCCGCGCATGCTCAATGAACCTCAGGTGCTGGCGCACATCCAGGACGAGGCTCAGAAGCGGATGGATAAACGACTTGAGCATGAAATCAAACGAATCTTGAAATGAGGTGATTCCGATTTCTACACCCATTCTGTTACTGCAAGCACTGAAAAACCACCTGCAGGACTTGGTCAGTGATAACGTCCAGGTAAAGCCGACGATTCACATTGGGTTTCTGCCGCCGAAGAACAAGGATAACGAGAATATTAGCGATTTCCCGTTTATCATTGTCAGGCCGCATGTGGGGAAAGACCTGCAGGATAATTCCAAAATCACGGTAAAACTCGTGTTTGGGATTAAAACCGACGATCCGGAAGGCTTCATGGACCTGTTTGGAATCATGGAGCAGGTCCGTTTTGACCTGCAGCGCAGGCGGATTATCGACAGGCGTTTCAAAATGGAACTCCCGTATGATTGGGAGTTTTTCGAGGAGCAGCCTTATCCGGAATGGATTGCGCAAGCAACAACCATCTGGACATTGCCAGCAATACAAGAGGAGGGATTGCTTTGAACGTGAAAAAAGATAAACCAGGAGAATCAGCCGGGCCGAATGCCGGAACACTCGATATTTTGCCTGAAGGAGAAGTGGTATTTCCAAAGGGAGAGGGCGAAGTTCCAATTTCGGAGCCGGATAAAGCCGTTACTCGGATTTACCTGGGGCCGAATCTCCGCGCAGGCCGCCTGCTGCAGTCTACCGTATTCCGGGGAGGTACTCCGGCCTATTTGCAGCCTCTGCTCGACGAGTTGCCGGACGTAGCGGCTCTGATTGTACCTGTGGACGAAATATCAGATGTACAGGCACGTATCGCCCGGACCGGTACGCCGGAATATGGGGCCTATAACGCAATACTGAAAGGAGGGTTTTAGACGATGGCATTCAAACACGGTGTTTCAATCATTGAGCAAGCCACATCTGTACTCGCACCGACAGAAGCGACAAGCGGTATTCCGTTTGCCGTGGGTACGGCGCCGGTAAATTTGGCGACAGCCCCGGTAGCGGTGAATACCCCGGTGCTTGTATATACCTATGCCGAGGCGGTAGCTGCGCTCGGGTATTCGGATAATTGGGAGGATTACACGCTCTGCGAGCTGATTTACTCGCATTTTGCGTTATATGCCAAATCTCCGATGATCCTGGTCAATGTCCTTGACCCAGCGACCAATAAAACGGCGGTTGCGCCCGCGACATTGCCGGTCAGCAACCGGGTGGCAACCCTGGCGGTAGACGGCGTGTTGCTCCCGTCCATCGTTGTGAAATCTTCGGATGGAGTAACCACGTACAGCAAAACTACTGACTACACGGCAGCCTTTGACGAGGACGGCCATGTAATGATTACAACCAAGTCCACCGGAGTAATCGGCGGCAGCGTTGCGCAGCTGCAGGTAGGTTACGACAAGCTGAATCCTTCGGCTGTGGATGCTGATGACATCATTGGTGGCGTGACTCAAGACGGAGCTTACACCGGCTTTGAACTGATTAACCAGGCTTACCCTCGCTTTGGCGTCCTGCCGGACCTGCTACTTGCTCCAGGCTGGTCGCACTTGCCGACGGTTGCGGCAGTCATGAAGGCTAAAGCCGGAAACATCAACGGTAATTTCAAAGCTATGGCTCTCACGGACCTTGATCCGGAGCAGGCCTATACGGATGCGGGAGCCTGGAAGTCAAATAACAGCTATACAGGCCCCCTGCAGATTGTGACGTACCCCATGCTGACCCTGGGGGAGCGGCTGTTTCATTACTCCTCGCAGTTGGCCGGGGTCATTGCTACAACGGATGCGGCCAATGGCGGGATTCCATTCGCTTCCCCGTCCAACAAACCATTGCAGGCAGACGGTACGGCGCTGGCGGACGGAGCCGCCTTGTATCTCGGCGCAGATCAGGCGAGCTACTTGAACAGCCTGGGTATCACGACAGCCTTGAATCTCGGAACAAGTGGCTGGAAGTCATGGGGCAATAGCACCGGGGCGTTCCCGGCCAATACGGATCCGAAGGACAGTTTCATTCCGATACGCCGGATGTTTAACTGGATTGGCAATAGCGTCATTCTGACGTATATGCAGAAGGTTGACGATCCAATGAATAAACGGCTGATTACAACCATTACGGACAGCCTGAACATTTGGCTGAATGGTTTGACCAGTTCAGGCGCTCTGCTGGGTGGACGGGTGGAATTTAACGATTCTGAAAACCCCGTCACAGATCTGATGGCAGGCAAACTCACTTTCCATTTGCATATCACACCGCCAGGTCCGGCACAAGAAATATCATTCCTCTTGGAATACGACACATCATATCTGACCGCGCTGTTCGCGTAGAAAGGAGTTAAACATGCCACAAGTACCTGAAAGATTAGCAGGCTATAGCGTGTTCAGAGACGGAACGGAGCGGGTCGGCACAGCTGACATTGAACTTCCGAGCTTGGAGTCCATGAGCGATACCGTTTCCGGAGCAGGAATTGCGGGTGAGGTGGAAAGCCCGACGATTGGTTTCTATAGTAGCCTGGGTGTGACCTTGAACTTCCGGACCTTGGATGTTCCAATGATCCGGCTCGCTGCCCCAAAAGCCCATGCTCTGGATTTCAGAGGGGCGCAGCAGGCGTATAACTCGACCACCGGTGAATACGAAAGTATCCCGGTACGGGTAAGCGTGCGTGCGGTACCAAAGAATACCACGTTGGGAAATTTTGAAGTCAATGCGGGTACCGGAAGCTCCATCGAAATGGAGTGCAATTATCTGCTGATCTTTATCAATAATGTAAAAATGCTCGAGCTCGACAAATTTAATAACATCTGCTGGATAGATGGAGTCGATTACCTGGCTCAGTACAGACAGCACTTGGGATTGTGAGGGATTAAATCATGCCAACAACCGAAAAAAATACTTCCGTGGAGGCCGACGAGCACGTTTATACGCTCAGTCGGCCTTATGTGTTTGAAGATGTAGAATACAAGTTCTTGAATTTGGATTTTGAATCTCTGTTTGGAGATGATCTGCTGAAGATCAACGCCCGATTCGATGCGGAAGCGAAGAACTTTTCCTTTGTGAAAGCTCTCTCGCTGGCGTATCAACTTGAAGTGGCAGCTGCTGCTGCAAAGGTTCCTGTTCAGTTCTTCAATAGATTGCCAGCGAAAGACGTGCAAAGAATCGGCCAGAGGGCGCAGAATTTTTTGCTCGTTTAGGCCTGGCAGACAAACAAGGCCCGCGCAAGCTGAAAAAGCTGGCTGCGGGCCTTTCTTCTGCATATTTCACTCCAATTCCGTTTTGGCTTAACATGCCGCCGAGAGAAATGTACGAGTGGATTGAGGATGCCAATGAAATGGCGAAGGAACGGGATAAACCTCAGCAGCAAAAGCCAAAGCGGAAAAAGAGGTGAAGTAGCTCATGGCAGGCAAAGAGTACAAAATAGCGTTTGAATTGCAGGCAAAGCTTGAATCTAGTTATAACACGGTGACGCACAAGGTTCTGGATAACCTTGAAAAGATCAACGATACCGCTCGCGCCATTGAGGCGATTCGCATTTCCGGAGATATGGTCCGTCCATTACGAGAAGGGCTTCAGGCAACGGAGCGGGAGTTTGATCAGTTGCGCCGGATGCCGCGGATTGATGGCATCTTTACTGAAACCGTCAAAGAACTCAAAGAAGCGGTCAAGGAATCTGCACAACTCGCCCGTAACCTGCAGGAGATTGCCCGGATCCGGATGCCGTCGAATATGTTCGGTAATGACCTGCAGCGGTATACCCGGGATATGCAGGATCTCGAGCGCCGCATGCGGGAGATTAACGACATCCAAGGACCGCAACCAGGTGAAGGCGGAGGCGGCGGAGGCGGTGGTGAAGGCGACGGAGGAAGTTCCGGGGTGTGGGCGCTCGGCGGAGCTGCACTTGCCGGGGGGATAGGCGTTGCTGCTATAGCTGGGCTTGGGTTGGCCGGCCATGCAGTATTCTCTTTTTCAGAAGAATATCAAGAAGCGATGAACCAAATCCAATCTGCTACCGGTGCAACATCTCAACAAATGGAAGGATTTAGCGACATCGCAGAGCATCTCTATAACCAGAACATGGGCGAAAGTTTTTATGATATTGCCGAGTCTTTAAGCGTCGTCAGACAGGTGACCAAACAATCCGGCCAAGATCTGGAGGATGCGACCCGTAATGGGATGATATATGCGGATGTCTTTGGGGAGGAGATCGCTGAATCCACCAAAGCAGCAGATACGATGATGCGAAACTTTGGGATCACTTCGACCGAGGCCTACAACCTGTTAGCCCAAGGCGCTCAAAAAGGCCTGAACAAATCCGGTGAGCTGCTGGATACCGCGAATGAGTACAGCGGATATTTTGCTAAACTTGGATTTTCAGCCAATGGGATGTTTGATACCTTCGCGGCCGGTCTTGATGCCGGTGCCTTCAACCTCGATAAGGTAGGGGACGGGATTAAAGAATTTGGTATACGTACCAAAGATGGTTCAAAAGCGTCTTTGGAAGCATATAAAGCGATCGGGCTAAATGGAGCTAAAATGACAGCAGAATTTGCTGCTGGCGGAAAGACAGCACAGGAGGCCTTTTTAGAAACGACAAAAGCAATCGCGGCCATTAAAGACCCCTTTATTCAAAATCAAGCGTCAGTTCAATTGTTTGGTACACAGGCAGAGGATTTGGAAGCCCGGGTTATTAAAGCATATGCCAATGTGCAAAGTCAGTTTGATATGACTAAAAACACCATGGATGAGATAAACAAGGTCAAATACAACACCATCGGGCAGGCTTTTGGGAGTATTGGCCGTACCCTGCAGACGTCGCTCATACTTCCGATTTCCAAGCACCTGTTACCTATGTTTTCAGGATTGGCAGGGAAAATGACGGAATGGGTTCCTGCGGTTGTTGGAGCTTTTGGAAAAGTGGGCGGAGCTTTTAAAGAAGCGATTGAATCTGTCCAACATTTTATGAAAAACGGGTTTGGTGACGGGATGGAAGGAGCCAGTGTGAATTTTCTGACTTCATTAGGTGTCGACTCAGATACAGCAGAAGTAATCATTCTGCGCCTTTCATCAATTTACAAAACGTTCGCAGGTACAATTAGTAATATCAAGAAATTATTCAGTGGAGAAGTCAATGTAGCCGGAATGTTTGGGTTCAAAAAGAAGGACATGAAGGGCATCACATCAGGTTTCAAGGATATTGTCGGTGGACTCATGGGCTATTGGGCGGATTTCGGCAAGAATCTGCTTGAATTGTGGCCGAACATCAGAGGGATATTCATCTCTTTGGGAACAATCGTCAAAACCGTTGCTCCGATAGTGGGGGCGCTGGTAACAACCGCCGTCGCAGGATTCAAGGCGATATATAACGCCGTGCTCCCGATTGCGACTTACCTTGCAGGAAAAATGTGGCCTATCGTGCAGAACATCTTCAATTTCCTCAGCACCCAGGCATTCCCGCAGGTTGCCCGGTTAATTGCTGCCCTTATGCCGCAAATCATGGGCATTGCTTCCAAGGTGCAGGAAGCGTTCGGCGCTATCGGTGGATGGATCAGTCGGACGTTTGAAGCACTGAAGCCTACGCTGGATAACCTGTTCGCAACCTTCGAATTTGTTTGGGGAGCGATTAAAATCGTGATATCCAATGCCATTGATGCGATCGGCGGCGTAATCAGCGGTCTCCTGACTTCACTGGGCGGAATCATCGACTTTGTTACCGGCGTGTTTAGCGGAGACTGGGGCAAGGCATGGCAGGGTATTCGGGAGGTGTTTGAAGGAATATTTACCGGCATTGGGGCTGTTCTTGTATTTCCAATTAACGTGGCTGTCGATGCCATAAACGCAGCCATTCGAGGGATTAATAAAATTAAATTTGATATTCCTGACTGGGTTCCTGGCATGGGCGGGGATACATTCGGCTTTGACATACCGACAATCCCGCATGTCGGCGGTTATGCGAATGGCGGCTATGTGGACAGTCCAGAACTGGCGTGGATAGGCGAGGGACGTTCGCCGGAATGGATTATCCCCGAAAACAATTCAGCTCGATCTCAGGCTCTCCTGCAGGCTGCAAACCGCAGTATGGGAGGCGGAGACGCTGGCGGGACCACCATTGGGGATTTCATCTATAAGCCAGTATTCAATTTCTATGGTCCAGCGGATCAGGAAGCTGTACAGAAGATGGAGCAGCGGAACCAGCAGGAGTTCGGGAAGCAGTTTGCAGATTATAAACGTCAGGCTATGAGAAGGAGCCTATCGACATGATCTATACCACAGTACAAGGAGATACCTGGGATGGTATCTCTTTTAAAGTTTATGAGCAGGCAAGCCTTATGACGCTGCTGATCAACGCTAATCCGGAGTATGTTTCGACTGTCGTGTTTTCTGGTGGTGTCATTCTGACAGTGCCGGAAAAGCCGGCAGACGCTGCCGATACGCTGCCGCCGTGGCGGAGGGAGGATTAACGTGGAGAACATGCAGGACGCACGCAGGGCGGTGCTAGTGATCACGTACAACGGCAAGGACATTACCACTGATCTCGCCAAGTCGCTGATTGACTTTTCTTATAACGATGCAGCGCCGGGGGATGCGGATGATATTGCTATTAATCTCGAAGACCGGGCGTTGAATTGGTCCGGTCCCTGGTCTCCGGTGGAAGGCG